CGCAGGAACTGGTATGTGCTTTGGGCGTCCCCGCTGAACCAGACAGGCTCTCCACCGTCTTCCTGCACCGATACGCCGATCACCTCAAACTGAGGGTCACGCACGTACTCTTCTGTCGTGATCTTTGTCAGGCTGAAGTTCTGGTCGTAGAACGTCTCAAAGTCTATGGTGAGGATTTTCATTTGCTGACCTTGGTGGTGACTTGGTTGTACCTGCCCTGCCATGTGTCGTCGAGGCTCGCCGTAAACGTTCCACTGCTCATGGCAAGGGCTTGACGGGTTAGCTGCGCTTGCTGCCCCGCAAGAGTTGTATTCAAGTCATCCTCCAACAGCGTACGCATTACCTTGTGCTCAAACTCTTTGCGCCGCACTTCCTTGAGGGCCCCATGAATAGCCCCTTTCTCCGACTCGGTCATGGTGTCACGGAAGCGGTCGGCGAAGATGAAGCGCCACTTCGGGGCCTCATCAAAGAACTCCTCCGGGTTGGACGCCATACGGCTAACCAATGACCGAACACCTGCGCCTATCTCGATGGTCATTCTGCTTCTCCTTGGGTTAAATTTTTTAGCACCTCACCTAACATTGTTAGGTCAGTCTCCCGCACCACGAGCGCAGTGCCCCCGCAGTCCTTGATCTGGTTGAGGTTCTTCTCTTGGAGGGCGGTCGTTGTACCCTTACCTGCCTTGGCCTCGATTGCCAAAAAGGTTCCCCCTGCGCAGCAGAGGAAGTCAGGAACTCCCGCGTTGCCGTAGCCCGTGCCGATGGGCATAGCGTAGTACACGTTGTACTGTTTGAGCAAAGCCTTGATCTTGGCTTTGACTTTTGCCTCGGGTGTTGCGGCCATCTAACCCTCCAATTGATTTCAGGGGGGCTAGTGTATCAGGCGCTTTTACTTTGTCAAGCACCAGACGCAAAAAAGCCGCCCGAAGGCGGCTTAGGGAAAGTACCTAACAATGTTAGGCGCGTTCAATCGCTCGGTCCAGATACCAGCGGGCCTTCTCCAAGTCCTGCCTGCGGTTGCCCTTGTGGTCGGCACGAGTGATGTACTTGACCGCGTTGCCCAGATGATAGCCAAGCCCTTTGGCCTCGATGAAGTCGATTGTCTCGATCCCACCGACCTTGTAGTGCGCCGGGTGGTTGACCAAGTCGGCTGCGGGTTCTTCCGTCGTAGCAATCGTTGGCAGCGGCTCAGACGAGGACATCACCGCGACGGTTTGCCATGTTTCGCGTGTTTTGTGGGCAAGCTCAGCGGCTGTGATTGCCCGCTGGTACGCAATTTCTCCCTGCTCAGCGTCCTGCTTCAATTTTTTCATCTGCGACTTGATTGTGTAGATGTAGGGTACGCTCACGTTGAACTTGTTTGCTACCTCAGATGCTTTATCGCCTGGGTACTTTGTGACGTGTGCGCGAATTTTTGCTGCGAGTGATGTTTTAGCCATGCTCATTTCTCCTGTGTTTGGCTGTTGACGTAGTCGGTAAGGATTTCTCTCATCTTGGCCTGCTTTGTCTCGGCGAAGTGCGTGGTGAAGTAGTCCATCACATCCTTCGGTAGACGCAAGCTCGTGCAAAAGAGCGCGGGTTTCTTACCGGGTCCGCGCCCCTTGCGTTTCTTGATCGGTTTGAGTTCTTCAATTCCTGTAGTCAAAATGGTGCCTCCTCTGCACTGTTGCGTTGCTGCATCTTGTACTGCCTGTGCGCTTTCTCAAGCAGCTTTGGGTCCATCCTTGTGAACGGCCAATGGGTTCTCACCTTCTCTTGAAGGTCAAGCTTGCGCGGTTTTTTGGTGTCTGCACCGTCACTTTGCACGGTTTTCCCTGTCTCTGGCAAGCGCCAGCGTTAAACGGTTGGGATACTTGTTGGCCGCCATGATGCGATTGATGTATATGCTTACAGTTCTTTTGGACAGACCAAGCTTACGCGCCACGAGGTCGGTTTCTCCAAGCTCACAAAGCACGTCAAGCAGTTGTGCCTCGCGCTCAGTCAGTAGCAGTTGTTTGGGCATGTCACTTGTTCGCAGGGCATTCGCGCCCCTGTTTGCAGTTGTTGTTGCAAGGCGGGCAAGTGGTTGATGGGGCCGCTATTTTCCTGAGTTCTTCTGCGGCGCGTTGCATGGTGTAATCAAACGTCCATTGGTGCTTGGGGTCAAGCCTGCACATCGCTTCATAGATGGGTTTGGCAAGGCCCCACAGTTGATCTCTTTGGCGCAGGACACAGGCTGGCCGCTGACACCCAAAGTGGCAGGAATGGATGTCGTTCATTACCACGCCCCCTCATCAAACTCACTTTCATTTGCCATCGCAAACTCCAGCAGTTGTTTAACCGCGCTCGGCGTGATCTTCACCACCGCCCCCTCGCCGTCTGTAAATTTAATCCAGTCGCCGTAGACCTCAAAGTCTTTTGCGCTGTCAATCTCAGCGCCATCATCATTAACAATCATTTCTTCACTCCAAATGCTTCACGGATCAAATCAGCAGAATGCCACGGCTCGGCTTCGTAGGCAATCTCAGCGCAGCGGTCTGCAACGATGGCGGCGAAGCGTTCAAGCACATCAGGCGTAGCAAAAACCTGCACATCGCTGTCGTACTCGGGGTGGCGCACCGGAATACACCCAGCCTCTTGCGCCATCTTTATGATGTCTTCTTTCATTTCTCATCCCTCCATGTGCCATCTTTAAAGATGAACCGTGTAAACAGCAGGTTGCCTGCTTTGTCGTAGTGAACCACCATGCATGGAAGTTCTCTGAACGCAGGCCCGGCTGGCTGAAGACCCAGACCACTCTTTTGTTGATGAGGGAAGTAGTACATGGTTGTGTGTGCTTCCTTGGGTGTATCTGGTGGTGTGATGAAGTCGTACAGATCGCGTTTCATGACTGCCCCCTCGCCTTCAGCATGGCGTCAGCCATCATGTACGCAACTGATGCCGTGTAATCTGAAGCGTCCATACCAACATCCTCTCCTGCACCCTCACGCCAATCGGGGCAACTGATCAACCCCTGCATCGCATTGGCCGCGAAGTAATCGCGCAGGGTCATGCCGTCATTTTGCAAATTGTGCGCTGGCGTTGGAAACGCTGGCCCACCTGTGTCTTTACTCATGATTCTTCTCCCTCAAATAAAACTCCATCGCAATGCGGTATGGGTTAAGCATTGGAAGCGGTCGGTCGTTGAAGTAATAATATTTTGGCTTGCTCTCATCTACAGATGTAACAACCATCCCATCAACAACGTGGTGATACCTTGTTTCCTCAACCCGAATGGTGTAACCCTCCAACCGTGCCACAGCCAACTTCAACTCAAGGCTGCCAATCGGCACATAGTTCTTGATGGTGTCGTCTTTCCCAATCAGTTCAGTCATGTGTTCATCTCCTTGAGTTTGGCTTCCAATGCTTTGCCAAACTGCACTTGCCCCCAAGGCATTGGTGCGCCTCGGTGTTTCTTTACCACTTCAAAGTAAACCTGTTCAATTTGCGTATCCGTCAGCCCAACCCACTCCCGCTTGGTCGGTAAGTCATACTGGCGGGGGACATAGACCACCTTGTCAGGGTCTGTCGGGTGTGGTTTAAGCGGCATTGTTCTTCTCCCTGTTGGGCCACTCTGCCCAGAATATAGGCTTGCCGACTGCGTCCTCTTTGTCCATCACCATATCAACGAAATCGGCTGGGGATACCTGCAAAGACACCGTCTCAGCCTGCTCGATGGCGGTGATGGCATCAATCATGTCGTCGGGGTTACCATGCTGCGGCGCATACCGCTCCAGCGCCTCAAGCCATTCTTCACTCCTGATCCACACAGCAGTGCCGCCAGTGTGTTCAAAGTCTTCCGTCTTCAGTCGGATGTAAGCCTGCCCGTTTACACCGGCGTTTTGAACGTAGCCCTGGATGCCCCAAGACTTGACTTCAGTGACCACAACTAAACAGGCACCAAACATCTCTTTGTCAGGGTTGACTTGCACGATGTCGCCAATGTTCATTTGATCCTCCAGAGCCTGATGGAGCCGTCTTCCGTTGTTCGAGTTGCGAACTCCACGTTATGCTTATCTGCGTAGCGTTTGGCGGCAATCCAAGCGGTAACGCGTTTGATGTTGGTGGGCAGCACGAAGCTGTCGCCGACTTCCATCTGGGCAAACGGGTAGGCGTGTGGCATCGGAATGCCTTTTTCAATCTTCATTTCTTGTTTCTCCTTCATTTGACCCTCCGCATCGCCATCCACTCAGGCTCTTTGGACTCCAGGGGCGGCGGTGCCTTTCGCAACTCACTGGGCGGCACCCAGCCGTACTTGCGCCATAGCTTCTGGACATCTGCTCCTGATGTCCACTTGAAGTCGGGATGTCCAACAGGAATCCACGGGTCTGATCTCCTTGCGTTCATTTGCCTTCTCCTTGTGTTGCTGCATCTAACAGTAAAACAAAACATTCGGGGTCCACTCTGCAACCTACGCCTTGTATGACGTTGTCGTCTTCTACCAACTTGAGTAAACCGAGCTTGCCCCTCATCCACGCGGGGAGCGTAGTATCATCAAAAATTTCCACCTTGTCACGCACTTTGACAACGTAATGTGCGCCCTCACGCAAAACAAGCGCACACTCCTGACTAGCAAACGCTTTCCTCGCCTGATCAATCGTGAGCATCTCAGCCCTACGTTGCTCGTATTCAGGCAGTAGGTTTTGTTTGTTGGTCGTCTTCAAGAACTCAACGAACTGCTCCCTAACACTGTTAGCAAAGATGACTGAACTGTCGCGCACGGACGAATAAAGTTCTCGAACCTTGTGCTCTTTGTCCGACTTCTGCCTATCCAACAAGCGTCTTGTTAGCTCCTCTACTTTGTCAAACCGCTCACTCGTACTCTTCGCAAAGAAGTGCTTCTTGATCGCCGCCAGAGCCTTTGTCGCATCGTGGGTGCAGTACGAACTTCTGCGCTCCCTTAGCTTCCGGAGCCTGTCGTTCGTAATCAAGAATCCATAGTCGTTGCGGAACCAATGCCACCTGACCTCGCCTAGCTCTTCCCCATTGCAAAATATCTTGATGCTGTCAATGGTTTTCCCGTCATAGGCAAGGTCTATCACCTTAAACTTCCACGAGGGCCTGATCGTGGCGAGCCTCACAAACAACTCGTTGTACGGAACCCGAGCCTTCAGGTCTGCTTTGGACAGAGTAACGCCATCTTTGCGGCGGTGTTCTACTAACTCAGGGGCCAGCACCACGTTGTCTAACGCGAGCATGTCCAGGGTTGTTGGGGGTAACGTCTTCATCTTCACTCCTTAGAAATTGAACTTGTTCAAAATGTCATCTACCTTCGACTTCAACTGCTTGCGGCAGTCGGCATCCTCTTTGATGCCCTCCATGTCTGCACCTAACATTGTTAGCTCAAGCTGACGCCGTGCCTCCTCCAACTTCGGGTCATTGGTGATGTTGAGCTTGGTGAGCAGGGAGCACAACTCCAGTGGGTTGCTGATAAGTGTGTCGTGGTAACGCTTCTTCCCGTCGTCACCCTCCACATCTGTCAACTTCTTGGAGATGGCATCCAACTCGGCGTGTAACCTCTCCCACGGTTCACGACATGCTTCAGCCAATTTTTCGCGTTGCTGTGACTCAAACGTCACCACC